GTGGTATCTATCCAAAAGGAGAAATAACATCTAATTTAAAGGAAGTTTCAGAGTTAGAAAGTATGAAAAAAGGAGATATTATTATAACTACTTCTCTAACTGATGGTATAGATAAATCAATTCAGGCAGGAGCAAAGGTTGTAATAGTATGTTGTAAAAAAGAAGATTTTATAAGTCCTCGTGTAACATCAGAATGTGCAATTATGTTAGTTAGACATTCTTTTGTTAAATCTATATCATTAATTTTTAGATTTAATAATTCTCCTACTCTCATACCAGTATAAATAAGAATTAAAATAGTGTATACATTTTCAATTTTCAAATTCTTCCATAAAATTTCAATTTCTTTCTTGGTAAAAATTTTTCTTTCAATTACAGTATTTTTTTTACCTAATTCAATAAATTTTATTTTATTACTATTTATAAAATCATTCTTCAAAGCAAATTCAAATATCATATTTAAAATACTTTTAAAACTTGATTTATAATTATATGAAAATGTCATCTCATCAAATATCTTTTGCAACTGAAATAATTTTATATCTGTTATCTTATATTCATTTAGTACCTCAAGATGTTTAAGCATTATTTTAAATTTAAAAATAGTTCTAGGTATTACTTTTTCTTTAACAGATAATAACCATAACTGACTTAATTCTCCAAAAGTTTTTCCACTAAACAATAAAGGATTTTTATTATAATTAAATAAAACTTCCTGTGCCTCTTTCTTAGTTTCAAAATACCCTAAATACTTTCTTCTCATAACTCCTGTATCATCTTGATATGATATTCTAACAGCCCACGATTTCCTCCTTTTTCCTTTTAATTTTGTTATACTTCCAGTACCATTTTGATTTTTCATAAATTTTCTCCTTTTAAAAAAAGAGAGAGTTCATTATAATAATACTCCCTCTTTCTATTTGTAGCAAACAATTATTTATAAATTTTATCAAATTCAAGTTTATTAATTCTGCCTGCAATCACAGAGTTTTTATTTATCTTCTTTTCTTTAATTAAAATTTTATTCATCTTATTGATGATATTGTATGCTTTGGATCTACTACACTTTAACATAGAAGCAACTTCATCAGCTTTATATACCAAACTCTCCATAAATATTCTCCTTTTAATTTAATCTCACTCATCCGGCAAACCTGGACCCGTGTCTATTCGCCACGACTTCGCTTTGCCGACTTCGTTCGTTCAAGTGATTTCTCCCCACCCTCCCTTAAACTTGTGAGTAACCATAAGTCGCTGTTACCCTCTGTTAAGAAAATATAATCTATTATTCTAGGGGAAGGTGTTTGAATTAACTAAGTGTAAGCTCTATATATTCAATAAATTCATCAGCAATTTTTTGACTGACTAAACCCAAAGTCAAAGTAAATGTTCCAGAGATTATAAAAAATTCTTCCTCAACTTCAACTACTCCTTTTTTAGAAAATTCTTCTAATTGTTTACTTCCGTATTTTTCTAATAAAAAGCCATCTTTTAAAATTTCTTTTGCTTTCTCCATTTCAAGTGAATTTTCATCTGCAAATTTTTTTATCAATGAATAAATATACTTTTGACTTTCTCTACTGTACATAAACTTTATTCCTCACACTCCTTTAACCAGCTATTGACTTGTAACCTTACTCTTTTAACTGCACTCTTATTTATGGAGTATTCGTTTCCAGTTCTTTTTTTTGCATCCTCTTTTAATTCTTTCAATAGGTCCTGACACTTCTCAATTACAATTTCCAAATTATCTCTATCTGTCATCTTCATACCTCCAAATTTTTAATTTTTCTTTTATTATCAATGCTGGCCATAAATTTTATGCATTATTTTTTATTAATTCAACCAATTTTTCTATTAACTTTTTAGTAGCTGTAATGTCCTGTAAGCTGTCGTGTGCCTTTAATTCAATATTGAAATATTTACACCAAGTTTCAAGTTTGTTATTTTCTAATACTGGAAGCATACCAGCAACTTGTAATAATCTTACTGAATACAAAGGATCCAGCATAGATGAATTAAAATAACTGAAAAGAAATTTATTATTATTTCTTTCAAAAAGTGCTTTTAAAATATCAATATCAAATTTTACATTATATCCAGCAACTATAAACTTATCATTTTTATCATATTTATCAATGTATTTATCAAGAATTTCTAAAAATTTTTTATAAATAATACTCTCATCGATATATTTTTCTGTCCCTAATTCTTCCAATGTTCTTCCCTGTACTTCTAAGGCTTTTTCATTTACTTCTGAATTTTCAAAAGGTTTTATATAAAAGTTAAACTTTTCTTTCTCTGTTCCATCTACTTCTATTATTCCAGATAGTTGAATTAATGCCGATTTCTCAGCATTAACTCCACCAGTTTCAGTATCTATAAAAATTATTTTAATCATTTTCTCCTCCAATCTCTCCATTTCTAACTTTTTTCCAGAACTCTTGCCACTCCTTACTGTCTATAACCTTTTTAGCTTCTTTATATGTTTTGAAATAATTTCCAAGTTCGTAATTATCTTCATCTTCCTCACTAAATGTTTCATCAGTACTCCAAACTTGACCACCTGAACCTATATAAAAATATTCTTCATCTTCCTCTGCTCTCCACCCTTTCTCTATCTCAAAAATTTCATTTATTTTATCAACAAGTGTTTCTATCTTATTTTTTTCTTCTTCATTAATTAATTCACTTTCTTTAATTCCATTAGAATTAGAATTTAAAAATATTGCAAACTCATCATTATTACTCACATCTTGAAATAAATTTGTGTATCCACTTATGTTAAGTCTATTATCTTTAAGCAATAAATTACATTTTGTAACTCTCCAAGCCCATTTATTCCAAACCTTTTGAAATTCTATTTCAAATAACTTTTTTTCCATTATTTTCCCTTACCTTTCATTTGATTTATGCCATTTCTCTTTTTAGATTTAGCTTTTATCTTTGTTTCATAGTATTTACAAAGTTTATCTGCTAAATTCATATTTGCTATAAAATCCATATTAGTTATATTAGTTTTTTCACCAAATCTTTTTATTGTACAATTACGATCCCAATATGCAAAATAACTTTTTCTTAAAGCTCCCTTGCATAACTTAATAAATTCTCTTTTTCTTCTAAGTTCTCTTAATTTCTTTTTCATCTTTCACCCTCTAATATTTCCATTACCATAGTCCATAATCCAGTAGTTCCATATTTACCCAAATTCTTTGTTATAACTTTTCCCTTTTTTGCTTCAATTCTTAAAGTTTTCAATCCATAGTCTATCGTTATTTCAGATAAATTGAATTTTTCAACTGTTTTATTTAATTCTAAACAATTAATAACTTCAATTATTTTTTCTTTTTCTTCTTCTCTTCTATCATCATAAAAGTATGTTAGAAAAGTATTATCAAATATCTTTATCTTTCCTGCTTCATATCCCAAAGCTTCTAAAATCTTATCTATAAATCTAGCTTTTAACATTATTCATCTCCTCCAATCTCTCCTGCTCTTACCTTAGCCCAGAAGTTTTTTTCTAAATCTTCTAATTTTAAAACTACCTTTTCAGCTTCTTCATAAGTCTTAAAACAATTTCCACTATTTATTGCATAAAAATCAATCCAATGGTCATTTTTATAAATCAAATCTGTTACTACCCATTTAAAAGAAACTTCGGTCCTAACTCTTTCAATGATAAAAAAGTTCTCTTTAAGTTGTGGTTCCCATCTCTTAGGTATTCCATATTTTTCATTGATTTTATTTACAATGTCTTCAAGACACTCAATAGTCTCATTTTTTAATAAAAAAGGAATATCAGAATAATTATGATTTATAAAAATTTTTCCATCACATAAATAATTACCTCCAATTGAAATCCATTCAAACAAATCACTATTTCTAAAATCTTTTTTAATCTCTTCTTTAATTTCTTTTACTGTTATAGCACTCCACTTATCATTAATCTTAGTTATTTCTATTTCCAGTACATTTTCTTTTTCCATTGCTCCTCCTAATTTTTACACCAAGATATAACAGATTTTAAAGCTCCTATTTGTTGAATATATTCATCAGAAGTTTCATCAAAACCATTTCTTTCATAATAGATTTCAAAATTTTTTTCAAATCTCTCTAATGTTTCTTTTACTTCTGCCATACACATATTTTCTATATATTCAAGAATTTCTATAACAGAATAATTATTCTTTCTTATACTTTTTTCAATACCGTCTTGTTTTAAAAATTCTTTAATATCTTTTATTCTTTCAGTTGTATATTCTTTAATTGTCAATTATTCTACCCCCATTCCTTTATATAACTTTTTAAGACTTTCCATAGCTTCATTTAACTTTGGATGTTGAATATTTTCTAATTTATTTTTAATATCTTCATACCAATTTTTAGCTTTTTCTCTATCACAATAATAACTGTAATCT